CATCGCCGAGATCACAGCATGAACCGAGAAGCAGACAATTTAGGCGGATCAACCCGGCAATGTCGCTGGACCCCGCCTTCTCCGCAGAACTGGGCAACAAACGGGACTAGCGGGGAGAATTTACGATGAACGAAGGCAAACAACTGTACCGCATCCAAGACCTGATGGAGATGTTCGGGGTCAGCCGCGGCACTATCTACAACTGGCGGAACTCTGGCGCCATCAAGTTCGTGAAAATCGGCAACACGGTCCGCATCCCTGCCAAGTCGCTGAAGAAGTATTTAGCCGCTACATGAACAGCAGAAGCAAAGGCAAACGTGGTGAACTGGAGTTCGCGAAGTACATCGTCGAGCGGTTTGACGGTATCAATATAGAGGGTGAACCAGTGACCTGCCGGCGAGGGCAACAGTTTTGCGGCGGCCAGGACAGCCCGGACGTGGTCACCAACCTGCCTTGCCACTTTGAAGTGAAGCGGACTTCCCGGCTCCGTCTGTACGAGGCTGTTGAGCAGGCGGTCCGCGATGGCGGTGACAAGGCGGTCGTTGCCCACAGGGCAAACCACAAACCGTGGTTGGCAATCCTGCCGATGGATGTGTTTTTGAATTTACTCGCTGATCGGATTGGCGAGTGCAACGAAAAGTAGAGAAATGACAATGGTTACTGAAGACAAAGACTGGATGGTCAGCGCAGGCGGAGACGACTTCGTTCCTGTGCCTGAAGGGCTGCACGAGGCGACGGTGAAGGAAATCACGCGGCCGGTGCTTGAGGACGACCGGTATAACCCCGGGAAACAGAAGAAGAAGGTTACCTTCATCTACGCCGTCGACCAGAAGGCGCCAAACGGCGAGGACATGACGGTAAAGCGCAAGTACACCTTCTCGACGAACCCGAAGTCCAACATGAGGCCGGACGTAGAGGGGATCATCGGCCGCAAATTGACTACGGAAGAAGAGGACGACTTCGACGTCCGCCAGTTGGTGGATCGCGCCTGCAAGGTGCTGGTCAAGCACACGCCGCGGGAAGAGGGCGGCGTCTGGGCGAACGTCAGCCAGGTGCTGACGAGCGACAACGCACAACCGTTCTAGACGGTAAACCGAGCCAGCTTCGGCTGGCCGGGTTATATGGACAATAAACAGACAAACTACATCAGGCCGGATTCATCGGCCCACTGGTACACCAGCGACGGTGAACCCAGACACGACGCCACCCTTCGCGAAGCACGCAAGGAGATGCTGTATCCGTCGGTGACGACGGTGCTGTCGGCGAAGTCGGCGCCTGGCCTTGAGGCGTGGAAGCGCAACCAACTGTTGATCGCTTCCCTGAACCTGCCGGAGGAAATCCGGGCGGCCAAGGATGCCGACATCGCCGCGAAGTACATCATCGCCGAGTCGGGCAAGAAAGTGGAGACCGCGATGAAGCGCGGAACCTACGTGCATGACGCCATCGAGAAGATGTTTGCCGGCAAGGAGTGGGACCAGGACGACCCACAACTACAGGTGACCAAGGAGTGGATCGACGCAAACTGCATCGACCACAAGTGGAGCGAGGAGGTGCTGATCAACAAGGAGGTCGGCTTCGCCGGTCGGGCGGATTCGCTGATCGACCATCAGGCCAAGGGATTGACCTTGGTCGACTTCAAGACGCAGGACGTCAAGAAGTCGCGCAAGGGCAAGTGGTCGCCGAAGTTCCACGACAAGTTCGTGTTCCAGTTGGCGGCGTATGGCGCCTGCCTGGACGAGAGACCGAACCTGTTGTCGCTGGTCATCAACGTCAACGAGCCGGAAGTCTACGAACGGTTCTGGACCGACGAGGAGGCCGACGAGGCATGGACTGCGTTCCAGCACATCCACGCGATCTGGTGCTTCGACAAGAAGTTCTACCCGGCCAAGCACGAAGAGGAGGTGCAGGGTTGAGCACCTATTTCGTCGTCCTGACGGATGTCGAGAAGTCGTGGGCCACGCAGTGGGCCACGGCTATCTACGACGCCACGACGAAACAGAACCTGCACGATGCCAGGATTGACCCGAACATCAGTTCGCTCGACATGGACATCATCGGCTTCAGCGGCGAACTCGCGTTCGCCAAGCTGATCAACCAATTCCCCAGCACGGACACCGATGGTCCCACCCATGTTGACTGCACGGTGAACGGCAAAACCGTCGACGTGAAGACGACCAAGCGGGACAACGGCCAGTTGCTGGTGAGGCCATCGCTCAAGGGCAACTCGGCGGAGGTATTTGTCCTCCTGACCGGCACGCCGGAGAAGGGTTACCAATATCGCGGCTTCATGCCGTCCAGCGAGGTGTTCCAGCAGCGATACCTCACTGACCTCGGACATGGGCCGACCTACGCCGTCCCCCAACACCTGCTGAAGCAGGGATTGCCAGAATTTAAATGAGCTACATCAAGCTAAACCGCGCACTGCGCGACAACCCGATTGCCGGTGATCCTCACTATCTCGCCGTCTGGACATGGCTGCTGATGCTGGCCGCGTTCAAGCCGCACAGCGTCATTCTCAACTCAATTCCGGTCGACCTGAAGGCAGGCGACTTGGCTACCAGTGTCCGCATTTTGGCGGACAGAACCGGGGTCAAGAAGGACAAAATTGCGGCCATTTTGGTGCGCCTGGAGAAGGAGGGAATGATCCGACGCAGGATCAGCAACAAGTACACCGTGATTACGCTGGTGAACTGGGACAAGTTCCAAGTTGAGGAGACACAACAGCGACGCAAGCCAGACGCAAGCCAGACAGGAGAGAAGAAGGTAGAAGAAGGTAAAAGAAAGAAGGTGGTGCTGCCGCCCGAATTGGACACGCCAGAGTTCGCCGAGGCTTGGGCCGAGTGGGAGCAGTATCGCCGCGAGAAGAAGGCGAAGCTGACGCCGACGACGGTCAAGAGGCAGTTGGCGATGTTGACCAGGCTGGGCAGCGACTTCGCCATAGAGGCAATCAGCCAATCAATCGAGGCCGGCTGGACCGGCGTGTTCCCGCCGAAGCAGAACGGTAATCGAGCAACCGGCGTCACCATCGATGAGGCATTGCTGGAGATGGACTGCGCGAGAGGAGACAACAATGGTTCCGTTTGACGCCAACGCAGAACGTGGTCTGCTGGGTTGTTGCATCTTGGGCGACTACAACAACGCTGTCGCCGATGGCGTGACCGACGAGTGGTTCAATGAACTGACCCACAAGGCTGCCTGGCACCTGATCGGCCGTGTTGCCGAGAAGGGCGATGTCAGCGAGCAGTCGGTGGTGTGCGCCGCTCCCGGCGACCAGACGTACCTAGACAACGGCGGTTCGGTGGTTGGCTTGACCGAGATGGTCGACACGGCGCCGACTGTCGGCAATTACCACTATTGGCTGAAGCCATGCCGCGAACGCCTGCGCCTGCGACGCTACGTCCAGCTTGGCCTCGATATGCAGCAGGCCGCCGCCAAGGCGGAGGATGTGGATACATTCGCTGACGAGGCCGAGTCGCGGCTGTTCGAGTTGCGTAAATTCAAGGAGCAGGACAAGGGCAATCAGCGGCTGGAATCGTTCAGCCGGATCATCGACCTGCTGCAAGCCGCTCACGAGGGAACCGGCGTTGTCGGTTTGCCTACGGGCTACGAGGACTTGGACAAGATTCTGTGCGGCCTCCGCGGTGGCGCGCTGTACACGCTGGCCGCACGTCCCGGCATGGGCAAGTCGACGCTGGCGATGAACATCGCCGAGACACTGGCAGTGCAGGGCAAGGTGCCAGTTGCCTTTTTCAGCCTGGAGATGAGTTGCGACGAACTGAATCAGCGGATGCTGGGCAGCTATTCCAGCATCAACCTGCAACGCTTCATCAATCACGATTACGACCAGGCTGAACGGCTGCGCCTGCTGAAGGTGCTGGCCAAGAAGATACCGACGCTGAACGCGGCGCCGATACACATCTGTCCGCGGACCGACATCAGCATCAGCCAGCTACGGGCCGAGGCGCGTCGCTACGTCAAGAATTACGGCGCCAAGCTGGTCATTGTCGATTACTTGCAATTGGTCGCAGGCGGCAAGGGTAGCCGCGGCAACCGTGTGCAGGAGGTTGGCGAGATCAGTCGTGGCCTGAAGAAGATGGCCTTGGAACTCGACGTGCCGGTGATTGCGCTGGCGCAGTTGAACCGCTCCATTGAACACGACGGCAACCGCATTCCGCGCCTCTCCGACCTGCGTGAGTCAGGCAGCATCGAGGCCGACAGCGACGCCGTGCTGTTCATCCATTGCAGCAACTCAAGCGTGTACATCGATGGCCGTCTGCTTTGCCAGATCGTCGTCAGCAAGAATCGCAGCGGCCGTCAGGGCAAGTTCGACATCGCCTTCCACCGCGACTTCAGCCGGTTTGAGGATTGGCGGACCAACCAGGACTTGGTCGACATGGCCGAGACGATGGCAAACAAGAAGGTGGCCAAGACTACCAAGTCGTACACGAGGAAGTCAGCGTGATAGCAGTGCCACCCAAGTGTGCCGAGAATCACTCCACAAGACCTCTGTTTTTCTCGAAAGATAAGAACCAAGCCTTCCCTGTTATGCCGTCAACTAAATATCCAGCAGAAGAGGTAGAGTGTGTGTATTTGAACCGATCAGGGCTGGTCAGGTTGTGGAGGAGGATTGCCGTAAGGATTAACAGTGCGCCGAGTCTGAACTGTGTCTTGGTCATAGCAACCCAATGAGACGCCAATGCCAGTTCACCGTCAAGCGGTTCAGGGTCGACCATGTCACCCGGTTCGCCGTGCGCTGCCAGTCTG